GCGTGCTGCCGGTGATGAAGGCCCGGCTTGATCGGCCAACACCGACCACGCTGAACAGCCTGTTTACGAAAGCGGCCACCACGTCGGGCAAGCCGGCTGAGGTCTATTTCAAGGATTCGTGGGCCTCTGGCATCCCTGCTGACGTTTACCTTCAGCAGGCGGTAACCGGCGGCCTGCGTCCGCATAAGCGCTTTGAAAAGGCGCTGATCGCTCGCGGCGTCATGCAGGCCAACGAATACGCGGTGCCTACTGCGCCATTCATGAACCAGTACGGCAACGTGTCGCGCGGCACCATGACCAAGATCCTGTCCGGCATGGGGGCCGCGTCATTGCGTGCGGGGTATCAGGCCAACGCCACGAACAGCCGGCGAAGCAAGGCCAAGGGCAACGCCCATCGCTATTTCTCTGCTGAGGTCGACGGTACGCGCGGCGTGTGGGAGCGCGTGTCGATGGGCATGGGTGATGCGGTGCGACCGGTCTTTGTCTTCAGTGCCTCGGCGCCGCGTTACCGCACCATTTTCCCGTTCTTCAAGATCGGGGAGAACATCGTGAAGGCGAACCACGCGGCTGAGTTCGCCCAGGCATTCGCCGACGCCAAGGCGACGGCGCGCTGATCAGGGGGCAGGGGTGCGAAAGGGCGACGAATGGTCGCCTTTCGTTCCCTTTCTGCTTGACAGGGGGCGCGGGAGCAAATCCAAAAGGTACTCCCGGACCCCACCCCCATTGGGGGTAATTCGGGCCCCGCTGCTTCGCTACATATGACCCATTTTTGAATCGAGGTTGTTGTTTCAATCATGACGACGAAGTCCATTGCTCAGCAGCCGGGGTGGCTGAACAAGTCGCGCATGGCGGCGAGCCTCGGAATTTCCGTGCAGGCCTTTGATAAATGGAAGGTTGACCCGGTGCAGCGCATCGGCCGCGAGGCGTTCTATGACGCCAAATCGGTGTTGGCCAATCGGCTCAAACATCAGGGCGCAAAAGATCAACCTGTCGACGATGACGGTAATCCGATCGATCCGCTCATTGAGTACAAGCAGGCGCAGCAGAAATTGCGCCTGACAACCGAGCAAGCCGACGGGCAAGCGATGCGAAATCAGGTCAAGGCAAAAAAGCTGGTACCGGTTGATTTTGCCGTGTTCGCCCTGGGCAAGTTGAGCGCAATGCTTGGCTCAACCCTCGACACCGTGCATGCCAAGGTCAAGCGCAAATGCCCGGACATCGAACCGCGACACCTTGAGGCTATCCAGCGCGAGGTCGCCATAGCGCGAAACGACGCCGTCAAGTTGGCGGACAAATTGCCGGAGTTACTTGATGAGTTCGTCGATTCCTTGGATGAGGGCGCTGATTGAGAGTGTCCGCAAGGGGCTGGAAGGGCTTTACAAAGAGCCGCCGCTGACCGCTACGGAATGGGCAGACAAGCACTTTTATCTGTCGTCCGAATCGTCCTACCAAGAGGGCAAATGGACCACCGCCCCGTTTCAAGTCGCGATCCTGAACGCGATGGGCAACGACCTGATCCGTGAAGTCAACGTGCTGAAATCGGCCCGGGTCGGCTATACGAAAATGCTGGTAGCCAACATGGGCTACAAGATCCAGCACAAGAAACGCAACGTGCTGACGTGGTGCCCGACTGACGGCGACGCTGACGGCATGATGAAGCGGCACATCGAAACGATGATCCGCGACGTGCCAGTGGTGAAGGCCTTGGCGCCTTGGCTCGGCACGAAGCATCGAGATAACACGCTCGATGAAAAGCGTTTCGATAACGCGAAGATGTTGTGGTGCCTGGGCGGAACGGCGGCGAAGAACTACCGCGAGAAAAGCCCGGACGAAGTGATCTACGACGAGCTTTCGAAGTTCGACGCGGACATTGAAGGCGAGGGCGCCCCGACCATCTTGGGCGACAAGCGTCTGGAAGGCGCCACGTTCAAAAAGTCGATTCGCGGATCCACCCCGACGACCATTGTGCCCGCTGCTGAGGGCGAGGAAACGACGGGCGAGGGCTGCCAGATCACGCGGGCGGCGGATGATTCGCCGCACCTGCTGCGCTTCAACATCAAGTGCCCGCACTGCCAGACGGAACAGCATCTGAAGTGGGGCGACCCCGATACACCGTTCGGCATCAAGTGGCTGCTCAACGACCTCAAGCAGGTCGAAAAGGCGTGGTACGCATGCGAGTCCGGCCACGGCTGCACGTTCGAATATCACGAAATGATCGCGGCGTCGGCCAGCGGTCGCTACATCTGTGAGCGTTCCGGGATCTGGACGCGTGACGGCATGGAGTGGTTCACCAGTGCGGACAAGCCCATGCAGGCGCCGCGCTCGGTGACGTTCCATATCTGGACGGTGTATTCCGAGTTCGTCACCTGGGCGGAAGTCGTCAGCGAGTGGATCAAGGTCAAGAAAGACCGGGGCAAGCTCAAAACCTTTATCAACACCACGTTGGGCGAGGCTTGGGAAGAAGATCAGGGCGAGCAGTTGGAGTGGCAGCACCTACAGGCACGCCGCGAGGTATATGCCGAGGTGCCGCCTTGGGTGGTCGCCATCTTCGGCGGCATCGACACGCAGGACGATCGTTACGAGGGTCGGTTTTGGGGGTTCGGTGCTGGTGAGGAAGCCTGGTTAATTCACAAGTTCGTTCTGCAGGGCGATCCGGCAAGCGTCGAGCTGCGCAAGAAAGTGGGCATCGAACTGAAAAAGCGGTTCGTTCGTGCTGACGGCACGGTGATGACGCTGGAGCGAGCGTGCTGGGACCAAGGCGGTCACTACTCGGACGAAGTGCGCGAGGAAAGCATTAAGCACGGCGTGAACTGGATCATTCCGGTGTTCGGTGCGTCGACCTACGGCAAGCCGATCGCGACGTGGCCGCGCAAGAAAACGAAGGTCAAGGGCGGCCGAATCTACCTCGTTGAGGTCGGCACGGATAACGCCAAGGAGCTGATTTACAACCGCTTGACGATTCAGCCAGACGCGCCGGGGATTCGTGTTCCTGGTTGTCTGCACTTGCCTGCCAACGACGAGTTATGCGGCGAGGATGAATTGCGGCAACTGACGGCCGAGCGGCGTAAGTGGGTGATCGTCAAGCATCGGCGCGTACAGCGCTGGGACGCCGGCGGTCGCCGCAATGAAGCGCTCGATTGTCTGGTTTATGCCTTGGCCGCGCTGCGCATCAGTCAGGCGCGCTTTGGCCTTGATCTGGACTTGCTCGCGCGGCAACTGCCGAGCGGTGTGTGGCATGTGCCGCCGGCCGAGGATGACCCCGAACCGGACGACGAGCCGCAAGCCGCAGAACCTGAGCCGTTACGCGTAACGGTCGAACCATCACCCCCACAACCTGCATCGTCGTCGGACGAGGCCGGCGCGTGGATCACGAAAGGACAAGGCGCATGGCTGTAGCACCCACGGCGCAAGACATGGTGGATCGCTATCTGGCGGCAGAGATTGCCGTGCTCGATGGCAAGGAAACGTTTTTTCAGGGCCGCAAAGTGGTCATGTCGGATCTGAAAGACATTCAGGCCGGTCGCCTGTTTTGGGAGCGTCGCGTGGCGGCTCAGGACTCGGCAGACAGTGGCCGCCCTGGGCATGCGTTGGCGGTGTTCCCGTGAACGTCGTCGACAAGGCGCTGCTGCCTTTCTTCCCGCACGCGGTTATGGAGCGCATGAAAGCCCGGCACGTCATTCGCGCTTTCGAGGCGGCCGAACCGAGCCGCACGCACAAGGCCAAGCGCGAGACGCGCGGGGCAAATCGTGCGTTGCAGCATGCCGGCAAGTCCATGCGCGACCAATGCCGGGCGCTGGATCAAAACCACGACATCGTCACCGGTCTGTTTGACCGGATGGAAGAGCGGGTGGTGGGTGGCCCGGGCATTTCGGTCGAGCCGATCCCGCTGACCTTGACCGGTGACGTGCATCTGGAGTTTGCCGCGCTGATCAAGTCGCACTGGGCGGAATGGTCGCTGAAACCGGAGGCCGCCGGCGAATTGTCCCGGCCGCAGATGGAGCGAATTATCTGCCGCACTTGGCTGCGTGATGGTGAGGCGCTGGCTCAGGAACTGGTGGGCAAGATCGCCAATTACGAGCACTTGCACGCGGTCCCGTACTCGCTGGAACTGCTGGAATCGGACTTTCTGCCCTGGGAGAAAAACGACGAGTCAAAGGGGATTATTCAGGGCATCGAGCGCAATTCCTGGCGCCGGGTGCGGGCGTTTCACTTGCTGAAACAGCATCCCGGCGATTCGCTGGGGCGTGGCATGACGCTCGACACCAAGCGGGTGCCGGCTGAGCAGATGATTCACATTGCTTACCGCAAGCGCATTGGTCAGAACCGTGGCCAGCCGCTGCTACATGCGGTGATAACCCGTCTCGCGGATATCAAGGATTACGAGGAAAGCGAGCGGGTCGCGGCGCGTATCAGTGCGGCGTTGGCCATGTACATCAAGAAGGGTTCCCCTGACGACTACGTGGCGCCGAAGGCCGGTACGGATGCCCGAACATTCCAGATGGCGCCGGGCATGGTGATCGACACGCTGCTGCCCGGTGAAGAGGTCGGGATGATCAAAAGCGATCGGCCCAATCCCTTCCTTGAAGGCTTCCGAAACGGCCAGCTCAAAGCGGTCGCGGCCGGTGCGCGCATTGGCTATTCGAGTCTGGCGCGCAGCTATGACGGCACGTATTCGGCCCAGCGGCAGGAGCTGGTCGAGGCCCAACTGGGTTACGACCAGTTGCAGCACGACTTTATCGACTACTGGTGCCGCCGCGTTTATCGCAACTGGCTGCGCGTCGCGATCATGAGCGGCGTGATCAAGGTCCCCCATGACGTCGATCCTCGGACCGTTTACGGCGCGATATATCAGGGGCCGGTGATGCCGTGGATCAACCCGGTGCATGAGGCGACCGCGTGGAACCTGCTGACTGAAAGCGGCTTTGCCGACGAGGCCGAAGTGGCCCGGGCACGTCAGCGCAATCCGCAGGAGCTGAAGCGTTCGCGAGAAGCGGAGATTAAAGCCAACCGGGAAAAAGGGCTGGTCTTCAGCTCGGACGCCTATCACAAGTTCTATGGGAAAAATCAGACCAATGAGCAAACACAAAAACCTGCCGCTGATGCGGCCAAAGGCGTCAGTGGGGACGACGACTAACGCCGGCGATAGCTGGTACTCGATGCGCGCGCTGTCAACGAGCATCGCGGAACTGCGTATCGAGGGTGAAATTGGCGCGTGGGGCATCACTGCCCAGCAATTCGCCAAGGACCTCAAGGCGCTCGGTAACGTGTCACAAATCAACATGTACGTGAATTCACCCGGCGGCGAAGTGTTCGACGGGATTGCGATTTACAACATGCTCAAGCATCACCCGGCCCACATTGACGGCGAGGTGGGTGCCCTTGCCGCGTCCATGGGCAGCGTGATTCTCATGGCGGCCAATACCCGAAGCATTCCCGAAAACGCGGCAATCATGATCCACAAGCCCTGGGGGATTCAGGGCGGTGACGCCGAGGCCATGCGCCGCTATGCCGAGCTGCTCGATCAGGTCGAGGGTTCGCTGGTACAGGCGTATGTCGAGGCTACTGGCAAGACCGCTGAAGAAATCCACGCCTTGCTCGAGGCGGAAACGTGGATGTTTGGCAGCGAGGCGGTGGAGGCCGGTTTCGCGCACAAAATTCTTGAACCTCTCAAGGCCTTCGCTCAAATCAATTCGCAACGTATGCAGGAGTTCACCAAAATGCCACCAGACTTCAAGAATCTGCTGACCCCGCCGCGCGCCTCGGTCACTCCGCCGCCGGCGGCTACGCCACCGGCAGCAGTCACCCCGCCGGCGGCGGTCACTCCGCCGGCGAATCAGACGCCCGAGCAGATCCGCGCTCAGGCTCTGGCCGACGAAGGCACGCGCCGCACGGCGATCACCGCCGCGTTTGCAGCGCCGTTTGCTGCGCCTCACGCGGCGCTGCTGACCGAGTGCCTGAATGACGTGAATTGCACGATCGAAACGGCCAACGCGAAGCTGCTGGCAGCGATGGGCGCCGGGACCACTCCAACCGGTTCGCAGATCATTCACGGCCACATTTCCAACGGCAATCTGGTGGGTGACTCGGTGCGTGCATCGATCGCCAGTCGCATCGGTCAGGCCGAGG